TATTGGACGAAATCCGAACCGAAGCCCACGACATGGCCGGAATGCTCCCCTCTAATGACCCCCATCGGATTGTTTTGACGGCGTTGCGCCGCAACGTGAATGAAGCACTTGACGACATCAAACGTTTGGAGAAACTGTGACTGAGATCGCGCGGTGGAGTAAGCCAGCGGAGGCTGCCGCAGAAGCTGCGGTATGGGGTGCGCTGGAGGCGGAAGCGAAGAAACGCAAAGACGCCGCCCGCGAATACCTACTGGGTCAGATGGGGCCGGACTTGTTGGCTGTGAAAGCTGTGGTGAACGGCACGACGGTCGGGCGGGCGACGTTCGTTGAGGGCAAGTCGGAGTTCAAGGTGACCGACCACGCTGCGTTCATCAGGTTCGTCACGGAGCACTATCCGACTGAGGTGATGACCGAGGTGGTCACTTCGGTGAGTTCAGCGTTCCAGGCGAAGCTCCTCGCTGAGGTGAAAGCAGTTGCCGGCACGATTGTTGACGGCAACGGTGTTGAGGTTCTCGGGGTTGCGGCGCGGACCAGCAAGCCGTACGTGCTGGTGAAGAAGGCCGACGATGTCCTGGCCACGGTTGGAGACCTGCTGGCTGGCGGTTCGCTGACACTTGATGCCCCGAAGGCTTTGCCGTCGTCGGTGATCGACGCGGAGGTCATCGAATGACCGCACTCAAGACCAGACCGCCAACGGGTGCGGTTCCGTGGCCGCTGATCCTCGTCGAAGGCGGAGAAAAGTCGGGAAAGTCCTGGGCTGCTGCCGTTCTCTCGTCGTCGGACAAGGTCGGTCGAACACTGTGGATCGACTGGGGCGAAGGTGCCGCCGACGAGTACGGTGCCATCCCGGGCGCCCGGTATGAGGTGATCGAGCACGACGGCACCTGGGCGTCGATCATCGGCCAGGTCGAAGCAGCCCGCGATGTGGCCCAGCAAGCCGTGGACAAGGGCGAGAAGCCGGTTGTCCTCGTGCTGGATTCGCTTACCGCCGAGTGGGATCAGCTCAAGGATTGGGTGGATGAGAAAGCCCGCCGCCGCGACGTGAACCGCAAGAAACTCGAACGAGACCCCGACGCGGAAATCCAAGTCACAGCGGATTTGTGGAACCTCGCCACCAGCCGGCACAAAGACTTGATGCGGATCTTGATGCGGTTCCCGGGGATTGTGGTGATGACCGCCCGGGGTGCGGATCAGGTGGCAATAGAGAACGGAAAACCAACAAGTAGTCGGGTGTGGAAGGTCGTCGGGCAGAAAGACTTGGCGTTTGATGCTTCAGTGTGGGTTCGGCTGTCCCGCACCGAGTCACCACTCATCGTTGGGGCCAGGTCGGTTCATGCGGGGATTGTGCCGGGGGAGGACAAGCCGAAGCGGATACCGGATCTGACGTTGGAGCAGTTGGTGTTCGACATCTTGAAGTGTGATCCGGCAACCGCGCATGTGCGGGAGTTGTCGTCGGTGCAGGACAGGGTTGCGGACATGTTGGCGGCGGTCGCGGCTGCTGCGGATCGGGATGTGTTGACGGGGTTGTGGCGGGAAGCGAAAGCCGCCGAGTTGCTGAATGTTGGTGCGGTGGATGGGCCGACTGTTCGGGATGCGATCACGGCCCGTGTTGCGGCGCTTGATGAGAAGTCGTCTGAGGACAGCGCGGTTGATGACGCCCAAGAGAGGGCGGCGTCATGAGCTTGCAGCTGATGCCGGTCCGTAGCGCAATGCGGCAGCCAGGCCGGCTTATCTCCATGGGCCCAGGCCGGGAATGCTTTTCGCACGAGGGAAACCAAGAAGTGTTTGATATTTGCAAGCACGTGTGGTTTGGCGCTGCGCCCACTCATACCTCCATCCTTGGCTTCAATGCCGGAAAGCCTGTCAGGGAAGCTGTCGGGCCGCAGAGACTGCCATTCGACCATCTCTGGTTAGAGGGATTCTGGGACCTATCTAACGGCGGCGGTATTGAAGGTGCTTACGCCTACGCCGTCTATGCGCATTCAAACGATGCATTGGACCCAGAGACGTTAGAACACATCGATACTGAGGCCACGTCGTTCCAAATATTTGCACTGATGAATGACGGATCCGTCCGGCGGTCAGAGACTGCGGTGATTGCTCTGGTTGATCGAGAAGGGTGCATCGCCCAGATGTGCGCGGCGGAGCTAGACCACCGCCGCGGGTTTGTTCGAACGGTTGATCAATCGTCTGATAAGCACCTTTGGGCGATGGCGATGGTCGCGCCCGCAATGTGGGCGGTCGGATTGATGAACTGCAAGAACGTGTCACTGGCCGAGCGCACAACCGGCAGGGTGTCACGCAAACAACGCCGCAAGCGGCCTGAGATTAAGTACCACACGATCGTTCTTCCGGGGCAGGCTAATGGCCGCCGTGCGCCGGGGAGTGGCCATGAAAGCTCGGCCGCGCAGCACCGTGTGCGCGGGCACTTCAAGACGTTCACGCCAGATGCGCCCCTTCTTGGAAAACACACGGGAACGTACTGGTGGGGCTGGCAGGTCAGAGGAAATAAGAAGAACGGTGTTGTGGTATCCGACTACAAAGTCGGGGCGGCGTCATGACCACCGTGGACGGGTTGAAGCTGCGTCGAGTGCTCGGCCGTGAGGAGTGGAAGCCCCCTACTCCGTTTGGTCCTGATGGGTGGCGAATGCTGCACCGCAACGGATCTGCATCAGTGATTGCGACTGCTGCGGAGCATGACGGTGTCGAATACGTGCACGCGTCAATCGCTGATTCGGTGGTGTTGCCGAGCTACGAGGATCTGGTGTTGCTGCACAGGGCTGTATTTGGTGATGGCTACGCATACCTGGTGTTCGCCCCTGCGTCGCAGCACGTGAATATCCACCCCAATGCCCTGCATTTGTGGGGCCGTGCGGATGGGAAGGCGTGCCTGCCTGAGTTCGGTTCGGCGGGCACGATATGACCGGGTTCTCTCCTGCGGTGTGCGCCATCATCGACGCCCGCAGCGGCGGGTTCTGTGAGGTGTGCGGCAACGGTCGGGTTGTCGAAAGACACCATCGCAGACCCCGGCAGATGGGTGGCACGAAACGTGGAGACGCCAACGGGGCGTCGAACGGGTTAGCCCTGTGTCGGGCGTGTCATCACGACGTGATCGAGATGAACCGGGCTCTGTCGTATCTGTTGGGTTGGTTGTTGTCGCAGAACGAGTCTCCTGATCGTGAACGGGTGTTGCATCGGGGGGATTTCGTCCTGCTGGACGATGAGGGTGGGGTCACTCCGTGGCTGGCATGACCGAGTGTCACGACTGCCCTGCTTGCAAGGACGAGCGGGAAGGAGCCGCCCTACGGTGCATCCACTGCCTGCCCTACCCACACGGTTGGGCCTGTCACCCCTGTGGGGAATGGCCGTGCGTGTGCACCACAAACCTTTTGGAACACAATTCGGATGTCGTCGAGTGAGTGCCGATGTTCGTGTGGTGTGGGCGTCACGGGCTGCGGAGTTGATGGCCGAGGCGCGGCAGATTCGGGAGTTGCGGGATCGGAACACCGGGCCGCGGGATGTGCCGGAGCCGTTGCCGGAGGCGTACGAACTGTGCCTGGCGGAGGCGGCTGTGTTTGCCAGCTTGGCGACGGTGTCGGATGCGGTCGCCGCCGAACTAGCCAAAGAGCAGGCGGAATGACGGCCGTCGAGTTTTTCGTGGCGGGTGCAGCAGCACCCCAGGGCTCGAAGCGGCATGTCGGTGGCGGTCGGATGATCGAGTCGTCGAAGGCGTTGGCGCCGTGGCGTACACAGGTGGCGTGGGAGGCCCGCGCAGCGATGGCCCGGCCGCACCATCCTGAGCGGCGCAATCGTGATGCATGCCGACTTCGCGTTGCGGCGCATCCAAGCGATCCGCAAATCCTCACCACCACATACGAGGAAGCCGGATCTAGACAAGCTACTGCGGGCGGTAGGAGACGCCCTGACACGGGTGGTTTACCTCGACGACGCCCAAATCATCAGTTACGGGGAATCACGGAAAAGGTACGCGGCAATCGGCGAAACCCCCGGTGTGTCAATTCGAATTGAGGAGATCGCAGCGTGAAAGTTCCTGTGGTGACGGTGTATACGTCTCCAGGTTGCCCTGGATGCTTGTTGACGAAGCGGCATCTGAAGCGGCGCGGTGTCGAGTTCTCTGAGGTGAACATCTCAGATGACCCGTTGAATCTGGACGCGATCCGCGAGCTCGGGTTCTCGTCGGCACCGGTGGTGTGTGCGTCGACAGGTGATGGCGAGTTGACGTGGGGCGGGTATCGGCCGGATCGCATCGACATGCTGGCCGGTGCCAGGTGAGGCGGCGTGTGCGGGTTGTTCAGGACGAGAACACGATTGGTGATTTCTGGTTCACGGTGCGGGCGGGGAATGGGCGGACGGTTGCGCAGTCGGAGATGTACAACAGCCGTCGTGACGCTGTCCGCGCAGCCAGGGCGATGATCCGACTGTTTCAGCCGTCACTCCCCGTGCGATTGACCCACTTCGATGAGACGGGCGGCGGGGAGCTACGCGTGGTGTCGGAGTACGTCCAGTGAACCATCGCTGTCGGGCGGCTCCAATGGGAAACGGAAACTACCCCAGCACTATTCGATTTACCCGCATGACCAACACAGGAGAAGTGATGAACACCAAGCGCGTCGAAACCCTCAGCCAAGCGCAGAAGGAACTGTTGACGGCCAAGCGGAATGAGTGGATGGCAATCGGTCTTTCAACCGAACCCGCCGGCAGGGATGCGGCCGAAGCCGCAGCCCGGACCGCCTACCGCACAGCAGGACTCCCAGAACCCAAAATCGTTATCTGGATGGACAACCCGCTCCACGGAGCCATCGCACAAGGAATCCTCCGATCAAAGGTCGGGGCTCAGGTCGGGGCTCAGGTCGGGGCTCAGGTCGGGGATCAGGTCTGGGCTCAGGTCAGGGATCAGGTCAGGGCTCAGGTCTGGGATCAGGTCGGGGATCAGGTCAGGGATCAGGTCAGGGATCAGGTCTGGGATCAGGTCGGGGATCAGGTCGGGGCTCAGGTCTGGGATCAGGTCGGGGATCAGGTCAGGGATCAGGTCAGGGCTCAGGTCGGGGCTCAGGTCTGGGATCAGGTCGGGGATCAGGTCGGGGCTCAGGTCGGGGCTCAGGTCGGGGCTCAGGTCGGGGCTCAGGTCAGGGATCAGGTCAGGGCTCAGGTCAGGGATTGGTCCTCTGGTTGTGCATGGGGTCAGCACGACGCTTGGTTGTCGTTCTACGACACCTTCGACGAACTGGGGATAGTCGATGGTGCAGAACGGATTCGGGGACTCGTCGGTGTAGCCCGCAACTGTGGGTGGTGGTGGCCCCTGGCCGGGGCTGTCGTGCTGTGTGAACGCACCAACAGAATTTTACGTGACCCGCAGGGCCGGCTGCACTGCGCCGACGGGCCAGCACTGTCGTATCCGGGTGACTTCCACATATGGTGCTGGCACGGCACCCCAGTTCCCCAAGATTTGATTGAAACCCCGTGGGATGTCACCCGGATCATGGCCGAATCGAATACCGAGGTTCGGCGTTGCGCGATCGAAAAAATGGGGTGGGATCAGTTCGTCGTGGCCGCAGATCTGACGCTCGCTGACGAATCAGATGACCCCGCCAACCCGGGGCAGAAGCTGCGACTGTACGACGTGCCACGCAAGGTTCTCGACCTGCCGGTGCGTGTTCTGGTGGCCTCCAACGCCACCGTTGAACGTAACGGGGAACGCCACACCTTCGGCCTCACCGTTCCCACCGATTGCACAACCGCTATGTCGGCCGCTGGCTGGACATTTGACCTCACGGAGGGGGAGTACGCCGAACTAGCCCGCGCCACCTAAGCCCTTGTCATCACGAAACCGCAACCCGAAAGGAAACACAGTAATGGCAACAACAACTCAACTCATCGAAGCCACCGGAGTCCCTGTCTGCACCGAACAGGACTTTGACCTGGAAATCCCTGTGCTCACTGGTGTTCAACGCCAGGGCGATGTTCTCGTCCGACCCGCGATAGTCACCGCAGTGACTGCTGTACCCGCTGCCGGAACCCCGGTGGTACGTGGGGAGAACGGCGGGAACACCCACACCATCCACGCCGCCGGCGGCCCCGTCTACTGCGACACCGGTACAGCATCCACCCGCAACCTTCAAGTGGCCTGCCTGTCCGTACCTGAAGGCTCCACCGCCTATCTGGGGCATCCGGAGCACGGCTACATGGGAATTGGTCCGGGAGATTACGAGATCCGCCGGCAGCGGGAAATGGCCGAAGAAATGCGGATGGTCGCCGACTAGAAGCCCGTGTGGGTGGTGGGTCGAGACCACCGGGCCCACCACCCACACCGAAAGCAGGAAAGGAGAAGCAGCACAGTGGCCGCATTCCTTGCCGCCGGACTACCGGCCGCAGACATCGTGCAGATGGCTCACGTCGCAGACGCAAAGCCAGGAATCTACAAACGGTGGTCCTACTTCTGCGGCTGCTGCTGGACTCGCATCCGCCAGATTCAGGAACGCGCCGCTGAGATTATCGCCGAAGTCGGGGACAACTGAATGCCTTGGTTCCCTGTGGATGACGCGTTTCATAGCCATCCGAAGGCCAGAAAAGCGGGTCTAGAAGCCATCGGATTGTGGACAGTTTGCGGCTCATATTGCATGGCGTATCTGACTGACGGGTTCGTGCCCGATTGGCTGGTTCGCGAGAAACCACGGGGGATCGCTCTGGCTAAGAAGCTCGTATCGGCTGGCCTCTGGGACGTCACTGAACATGAAGGAGAGAACGGTTGGCGGTTCCATGAATGGAAAGCCGACTGCACCAAAGCCAGCGTCCTAGCCGACCGCAGGGCAAGCGCAGCCCGACAAGAGGTAGCGCGAAACCCACAGCTTAGGAACGCTATTCGGAAACGAGACGGCGACATATGCCGATACTGTGCAACTCCCGTTGAGTGGCACAACCGTAGAGGCCAGACCGGTGGCACCTACGACCATGTTGACCCGGCAGGCGGCTCCACGATCGGCAATCTGGTGGTGTGCTGTCGAGGCTGCAACTCCCGTAAGGGCCGGCGAACTCCCACTCAAGCGGGCATGCGTCTGCGGCCTATAGGACCGGATGGTGGCCCTGATGGATCTAGGTCCGATTTAGATCGAGAGTCAGAAATATCTAGGTCTGTACTTAGCCCACTCCACTCCACTCCACTCCACTCCAATTCTTTGGTTGATTCGGGGGGGGAAGTTACGGACGTAGACGCGGGCGAAGCTCCCCCCCAATGTTCCAAGCATCCCGAAAACAGTGATACCCCCTGCCATTTCTGCCGCAAGCGGCGCGAGTGGGAGAAGGAACACGAGGGTGATCAGTTGATTGAGAAGCGACGACGTCGGGACGCAACTACCGCTGCACGTCAAGCAGCCATCGACGCTTGCAAGCGTTGCGATGAGTTCGGGGACATCACCTTCGATGACTGTGTGGCGAAGTGCAACCACGGGGAGGCCGCCAATGCCTGACCCCGAGTACGCCCTCGGCGCGGGTCGCACCAGAACCACAGGGCCCGTTGTTGCCGCCTATGCGGACACAGGAGCCATCGACAAGCCCTGCCCGCACTGCGGAGCCAAACCAGCCGAGTTCTGCCGCCACAAAGACGGCCAGGAACGAAAAATGCCATGCAACGCAAGGCTGGCCGACAAGTGAGCGGCTTCCACAACGTCAAGCAGGACGGAGATGACTGATGGCAAGTGAACAACCAGACCTCATCAACAAGCCACCCCACTATCGCGGCTTCTCTAACGGCGCCGAGGTCATCGACATCACTGAACGCCTGAACTTCAACCGCGGCAACGCCGTCAAATACTTGGCGAGGGCGGGGCGTAAGCAGGGCCAGTCCGCGATGGACGACCTCCAGAAGGCCGCGTGGTACGTCCAGCGGGAGATCGACCGGCTGATACTCGCCGCGTATGACCCGTCGATGTTGGCCGACTTGATGAACGAGGACCAGTGACAAGCTACGAAGATCCGTGGGTAACCATACTCGCCGAGTGGATGGCCCTGCGGCTTATAGCCGCAGAAGCGAAACGTGCCGATTTGCGCGGCGATAACCCCGAGACGCTCACCGATCATCGGGGTCGGGTGTGGGTGTGGGACGGGGTATGGGGACCGGATAGCGAGCCTGCCTACCGTCATTGCGGCATGTTCTGGGCGGCCCGGTTTGTTATGGACCCCGACTGGCCTGCTGTGTCTCGTCACCTGGCGGATGATCCGTGCGCGGTTTGTGAGGCGCTTCGGTGACCCGGCGCAAATGTGTCATCTATGCACGCATCAGTGTCACCAAAGAAGAGTCGGTTTCCATTGAGCGGCAACTTGAATCATGTCGTCGATACGCGGAGGCCCGCGACTGGGAAATCCTTGGCGAGTTTGTCGATGATGGAGTGTCCGCGAGCCTGAACCGTCCCGAAGACCGTCCCGGTTGGAAGGCGGCTCTTAAGTTGTCCGGCTATCAGGCGATGATCATCTGGAAGGTCGACCGGCTCGCCCGTAAGGTGCTCGACTTTCTCAACGCCGACCGTGCCTTGCAAGCCAAAGGGGCGGGGCTTGTCGCAGTCGAAGACCCGGTTGATATGACGACTGCCCAAGGCCGGGCATTCGCGGTCATCCTCGCGGTATTCGGGGAGATGGAAGCCGAAGCCATCCGGGCCAGGGTGAATGCGGCCCGGAAACACCTTGTGACGCAAGGCCGCTGGCTCGGCGGCGGAACGCCCTACGGCTATCGGGTCATCGACCATCCCGACGGCGGCACAGGGAAGTGGCTAGAGAAAGACCCCGACCGAATCGAATACCTGACTCGCGCCGTCGACAGATTCCAATCCGGAGCCACCGCGAACGCTGTGGCGAAATACCTCACTTCCATCGGCGCACTCTTACACCCTCATGCGGCGATGAAACGTAAGACGGACTCCGTCGCATGGAGTCGGCAATCAGTGGCCGGCATCCTGCGCAATCCAATTCTCGCGGGGATGATTCGGCGCAACCCGGGGCGACCGAAGAGCGACAAGGACCCAGACCCTACGGCGGTGCGCCGCGACGGCGACGGCGAGCCAATCATCTACCCCGATCTGGCGATCATCAGCGTTGAAGAGTTCCAAGCCATTCAGGCTCGATTGGGAACGGCTACAACGCCGCAGGGCATGAAGATGGTTGACCGCGCCCGCACCAGCCCAACCCTGTCTAAGGTTGCAGTTTGCGACGATTGCAACGTCTTTATGTGCCGCGGCACCAACCAGAAACGCCCGGTTCTTTACTGCCCGAAATGCAGACAGACGCTATCTCGCACTATCTTTGAGCCTTGGCTTATCGGACATCTCCTTGATATCTGTGGCGAGTATCCGATGGGATCGGCGACGATACGGGATCACTGGTCGCTAATTTCCGATATTGAGCGTCGTGAGATCCTGACCGACCACCTCGACGTGCTGCGCATCCGCCGCGGTGTCGTTGGTCGCCAGTTCGACGACAACCGCGTCATCCTCGAATGGCGCGCTCCCGCCAAGGAATCCGTGCGGTCGTCGGCATCGTGATGAGTGCAGAAGCCAGTGCGGGACAGGAACGCCGCATCGTGGAACTTTCCGGTTCCGGATTCACCATCGGGGAGATCGCGGCCGAGCTGAATGTTTCGCGCTCCACTGTCAAAGCTGCGCGGAAACGGCAAGGCATTGTTGGTCTGCCTGGCCCGAAGAAGGAGCCGCTGGATTGGGTGAAGTGCGGATCAGAAGCGCAATACCAGGCGCATCGACGGCGTGGTGAAACACCCTGTGTCGCGTGCCGTGTGGGAATGCGGATCGCTTCCAACGAACGCAAAAAGCGGAGGCGCAAAACATGGGACACCAAGGAGGAATCGAAGTGACACTGACTGACGAGATGCGGACGCTCACCGACGACCAACGGCATGTACTCGCCGCGTATGACCCGTCGATGTTGGCGGATCTGATTGTGGTGCCTGAGTACGGTTTGCCGCGCATCAAATACACCCACGCAGGAGGTACAGCCGGTCGCGTGAACGGGCCGGAATGGCTGCGCTGGTACAGCACCAACGGATCCGGCATTCACGGCGGCGACATCGGACACGACCCCAAAGTGTCAATCGGCTACACGCAGATGACGGGCTGGGCCGCAGCCGTTGCCGCCGATATTCGCGCCAAGGTCACCGCGAACCGCCTAGAGCGGATCGCCGAGCAGAACCGCACCTACGGCTGGTGCTGGTGCCCCTGGCAGAACGAACCACCTAACGCACATTCCGAACCGTGCAAGCGGCACCACCCCACCGACGATGAAAACAGCCGGTACACCGCCAACTCGATCCGACTCCGCACCTACATGCAGGTGTACATCAAACAAGCGATCTGGTGGTCGGAGCAGCCAATGGTGGAGCAGCTCGACCTCTTCACCGAGGCGACAGCATGACCGCATTCACGACTGACGACATCGCGTTGCGTATCGAACTTCGGGGCGTGTATGACGGCACGGCTGTCTACCTCCTCAAGTCTGGGGAGTGGGTGAACCGGTTCCGGCAATCACCGGGTTGGGGGGCCAGCAGGATCGCCGCCGTCGATAAGTGGATCGCCGAGCACGGCGATCGGGTCCGGGCCGCCAACGACGCGACGGAAGCTGGGGGCGCTGATGGCTGAGCGTCCACGCTTGTTCACCCGTGAGTGGTGTGTGGACAACCAGCGGTGCCCCGAATGCGAATGGCATCCGAAGACGATGGGTCATGCACCCCACTGCGTGACATGGGACACCAAGGAGGAATCGAAGTGACACTGACTGACGAGATGCGGCGGGTGGTGGCGAATCTTGAAGCCCGAGAATGGATTCAAGGCGCGATGCAGATCGGCGAAGCCGTGTGCGCGCACGCCGAGGTCTCCGATGCCGATCTTGCTGACACGTTCGGGCCTGGGTGGCTGGGTGTGGTGGCGGTGATTCGGCGTGCGGCGATCCTGACCGAGGAGGAGGCCCAGGGTCTCGTTTCGGCGTCGGATGCGGTACTAGATGTGGCGTGGGTTGCGGCGAGGGAAGCGGCGTGGGCGGCAGAGGCTGCGGCGTGGAATGCGGCAGAGGCTGCGGCGCTCCGAGCTGCTCGGCCTGCGGCGAGGGCTGCGGCGAGTGCTGCGTCGTGGGCTGCTCTAGCGCAAAGCGTCACCCACCTCGTCGGCCAGCACGGCCTCGAACAGCGCCACATCGACACTCTCATGCAGCCGTGGATCACCGTGCTCGGCGCTGACTGGGCCGAGGCAGTCCAGTGACTGACGACGTAATCGCACGGGCGAAACGTGAACGAGAAAGATACATCACCTCTGGCTGGATGGAAACGATTCGACCGTTCAATGAAGTCATCGCTTTGGCGGAATCCCAAGCGGCACAACTCTCCGCGATACGGGAGTTGGCCGAGAACCACCACACCGGGCCGATCTACCCGCACCTCATCCTCGCCATTCTCGAAAGGACCGCACCATGACTGATGACGTGATCTCACGGGCGAAAGCAGCATTGCAGGAGTATGCAGAGGCGAAATACCACAACGAACACCCATCCGGTTATCCCGTAAGGATTTTTGGCGAGACGCTTGAGT